GTTCCATCAAAGAAAAAACGATTTTCAATAATAGATTCAAAATAGTATTCTAAACCTCTATATGTTACTGTATACTTTTCACCATTAGTTTCTAAAGAAATCACCCAGCTTCTATCTAATTTATTTCCACTATTATCTCCAGAGGAACTATAACTCCATCCATCATAAAGATTTAAATTTCTTTCTTGTATAATATTCCAAGATCTTGATACTAAATCATATCTTAATCCGAAATTTTTATAATTAAAAATTAGATCCATCATTAAAGATTGTATGTCAGTAGGAATATATCCTAAAAATTTTGGTATAATTTGATTAACTAATGCACTTGTTGGAATTAAGATATTAAAGACTACTGGTCCAATTCCGGTTGTTAATATTCCTTTATTATCAGCTGTGCCATCACCTACTACTGATACTACCTTAGCCCATAGTCGATCCGATTGATCAAGATCTGCTAGATTTGTAGTTACTATCTTGCCCTTCTTAAATGATTTACCAGATGGTGCAGTAAATTTAACTAATGCACCAGGTTCGATATATTTTATAGTATCACCAGTAAAGGAACCTATCTTTAGTTTAGCTCCGATATTATTAGTAAAATATCCACTAGTTTCATTGTAACTAGTAGTTACTTGATTAAAAATTGGATAAGGATCTGATAACGTAACTTTATTATAATATTCATAATAAAAATCACGTAAAATAGAAAGCTTAGTTATAGGTTCAATTTCATTTACTATAACGTTGTCTATATCAGTTCGTGAATTAAATTTAAATTCAAATTTGTTTTGTATAGGCTCTCTATACAAGATACCGTCTGTACAAAAAGCAGAAGTAGTACTATAATTTCCAGTAGCATCTATAATATCAAAATTTCTACTGATTCCACTTGAAGTACGATTAATTGATTTAATCTTAGCAATGTTCTGACTGACAGATAATGGTGCTAGATTGTAATCTTCACCGGTAATCATCCTATTCTGTGTATAATAAGTTGATGGAGCATTAAATTTAATTTCATCATTTGATTCGCTAGCAATCGCAGTTGTTACTGAACTTTTTAATGATACAACAAATCTAATTGATTCTGCTGAACCAACTGCCGACAAGTAAGGAATATTGATAACAATTCCTCGCATATCTTTAGGATTAATAGTATATGAAATTCCATTAGATGTTCTATAATAACAGCGGAATGATCCTTTTGGTAAATTACCAAAAACTCCATCAGCAAATATTAAATTAATCGCATCATTTGCTGCTGTTTGTACACTAAAGATATTCTTAATTAATTTATCAATACTATTATAAATTATGTTATTTCCTACAATATTAGGAACTTTAGTCCACAATTCAGATTCATTTCCTGCATCAGTTAATGAATACAACCATACATCACTATCATTGATGTTGCTATCATTTACACTGACTATTTGATTAGTAGTTGGATTAGTTATACTGAAATCTTGTTGCTGCAATGATCCTTCACGAAAATGAAAGAAAAATCCAGTATTGATACTGCCATAACCTGATAGATCATCTCTATATATAAATGAAACTTGATTATTAACTAACGGAGCATCTTCTTTTATTACACTACTTTTTGTAGTTAAATCTGTACTGATAATTGTGCTAGTGGCTTCAAATGCATATGATTTTCCGTCAATTGTTTTAGAGTAAGGAAATAAAGGTAAATTTCCAATATTACTATTAATTTTATATTGTTCAGTCCAAATTCCGTCTACCCAATCACTAGGGCCAGGTAATCCAAATTCATTTTCTGATATCATTGAAGCATTGATTATTTTAATGAATTGATCAAACCAATTAGTATTTGTCATATCATTCCATAAAACTTCAATATTTTGTAAATTCCTACCAGTAGCATCAATGATCGATTCTGTTGTAGAAACAGATTCAACCTTAAGCAAACCGTTAGCACAAATGCTACGTTTTGGATTATAACTTATTAACTGGGCAAGCCTTAGTATACTTTCTCTACGTTCTGCTAATTCTAAAAAATTCTCACGGGCATTCATGTCAATACGGAATGCTAAGCTTTGTCCGAGGAACGCAATGAGATCAATTAGAGCAATATATTCACTTGATTCAATGTAGTCGTTAAAATCTTCGGGATAATTTTCTCTAAGATAGGCTATCATTACGCGGCGAAGATTTTCAAAATCATAGCTAGTAAAGTTAGAGTTCTTAAAAGACTGGTATACTTTTTTCCAATCTTCTGCTAGAAATATATTATTTTGGCGACTAGTTACTGACATTTATCAAGCACCCCATTTAGTTTATTTATTTTAATTAAAATATGGTATTTTATTAGGAAATAGCATTTTTACTGTCAAAGTAAAACTGCATAGTCTCTTGTATGTTATATGGAACATATACCAATGTTAATTCAATCTGTAACCCTTGTTCTAACTGCGAAACAATAGTTTCAACTGATCGTATTCTAGGATCACTGCTAACTATCTCTGTAACATCATTGGCTATTAATGATTTTACCTGTTCAGTTAATGGTTCAAATAACATGTCCCATATAATTGTGCCAAAATCAGGATTTTCTAATTTCTCACCTTTTCTAATATGGAATTGATTGATCAAATCTTGTTTAATTAGAGCTAGGTCATAGAGAGATCCTTTAATAGAATCAGTACTAACTGTACTGAATCCTTTATATGTTCTCGGAAGAAACGGTTTTAAAGTATTTCCAGATCCTATCTGTGGATTTCTATAACCTTGTATTGACATTTAACTGCTCCTATTCAAATTTAACACCATTTCTATCTAATAGTCCTTGGACTTTTGGAATGTGCTTTCTTGGAGCATTTCCAATAGATTCTCTTGTAATAACATCGCCAGGACCTATTCTCCACCCTGGATTAGCTCTCCATATTGGAGTATTTGGCCCATTTGGTCCTGCAAGAGTTTCGTTCGCTGGAGCATTAACATATCCAGGCAATGCTACTAAAATATACATCTGAGCCAGTGTCATTGGTGGTTTTACATTTTTGTTTTTAATCCAGAAACTAAAATATTTGTCAACCCATTCCATCTGTTGCGCACGGCTCATCTGTCTTAACATCGCAGTAGTAATACTTGTCTTGTAATACTTAGACATAGTTTCACACGCCGAATTACCAAACTGTATCAATCCTGTATAACCCAAACTATTAGTAATCGAAGGACTCATTGTTCCTGCTGACTCGAAAGACATTAGTGCTAATAACTCGATAGGTTTAGCTCCCATCTTACCAGCAAGGGCTTGGACAGCACTAAGGAAATCTTGGTCCTTAGTCCATTCTTGAGGCATCTTAGCAAGTTGTGCTTCGTTGATTTTTTCAGTAGTAGAATTAGACGACTCAGGAGGTAACTTAGATTGTCGACGACTATTACCAATACCTCCGCCAGCAGCACCTTCTGATGATTGCCCACCATATCCTGCATTTCCGCCCTGTTCAGATGGAACTTTTTCATTATCCTCGGTGCTTCGTATTTCAATCTTTGGACCGTCTTTAGTATAAGGCATCTGTGACGATTCTCTGTCTGTAAGATCGTAAGTAAATCCTGCTGGATTTTGATTCTCGTGATGATCCCATGGTTCCTGCGTTGGAGCCCTCTTAACTATTAACTGGCCAACACCTGGATTTGGAAACAATACTAATTTTGGAGCAGATTCAGCACCCGATGCAACAGTAGCGGCATTTGCTTGTCTTGCTACATCAGCACTATCCGGGCTAGCAGCAGCGGCACCGTTTAAATCTATCTTGGCGCCTTTTGCTGTAATATTACCAGAGGCTCCTAAATCAATAGTAGTACCCTTTGCTATGATAGCACCAGCACTATTTAAATGCGTCCTGAAACTGGTTATTAGAGCACTACCAGAAGCATTAACATGTAAATCTGATGACGTTAATTTATTGCTAACTCCACTTAATATTTCTGTGTTTCCTTCTGAACTTATTAGTGTGCTGCTTCCTTTTAGTTCAATATTTCCGCTAGCAGTCATATGTATTGCACCTGCTGTTAGAATATCTGTAGTGCTACTACCTAACTTAAATGCCTGTGTCTTTATTTCAACATTTGTGTCACCACTAACCATTAATTTGCCAGTTGCTTTTAAATGTAAATTACTTTCAGCATTAACATATATCGTAGAATCTGACCTAATGCTTACATTGTCGATCGCATTAATGTTTGTCCTAGATGCTGAATGTAAGTTAATGCTACGTCCTGCTGATAGATTAATATCTCTATCAGCAACAAAATTAAAATCACTTTCTGTTCTTATGCTTACACTATCGGCTGCATAGATATCAATTTTTCCTTGACTGGTTAATTCAATCCAAGCCGATCCAGTAGCATTAGTGATATAGATCAAATCTTCAGTATTATGCATTAGGATCTGATGACCTGTTCGAGTCCTTATACGGAAACTCTCATCATGTGGAAATTCAACTAATCCGCTAGTGTCGCCGGCTTCGAGATCGGCATATTCAGGCGGACCTTCACTTGGTTTATACTTTCTTAATAGACGATCGTTACCGTCATCCATAACTATAGAGTGACCGCCTAATCGACTAACAAACTTATTAACTTGATTATCTATTCTACCTATACGTCCTTTTTGAGCATTCTTTCTTTTATCAACAGGTCCTGGAGTGCTGATGCCAAAAACATTACTAGGAGTTTCTCTACGAGAACTGCTAGTATGCGTTCCTCTAACTGTGTCTGTTATTGTCCCTTGATCTGCTAAAACTTGTGCAAAAGGATGGACTGGCTTTTTCATCGCATCAATTTCAGGATTAAGAGTGCTAGAGCCTTCTCCGATTGACTTTCTATTAAATTCCCCTGTTGGAACAAAATCAGTGCCGTATAATTCTTTAGTAGTTTTAGTTGATTCTTTCCATTCAGTATCGTTATTTTCTCTTGTTTTTTCAGATGCTGATTTACTAGCAGCATTGCCAGGAATCATGTAGTTCATATAAACATCTTGCACACAACCCATCCAGTATCCTTGTCCTGGACTACCATTAACAAATATAACCATAACAAGTGATCCGGTGTCTGGAGGAACAAACCAAAAACCATAACTTTTTTGTGTTTGATTGAAATCAGCAGGATCAGATCCGTTTACATTAACATCAGTAACTCCATAAAATGGACTAAGATATTTTACTACAAATAACTGTCTATTAGCAGAATCTTGATTACCTACAGGTTGTAAGAGTTCAACTTCAAGTCCGCCTTGTCTCATTGGATCAATATTATTAATAACCCTTGCTAGATAAGGTCCAGGATTATCAAGATTAGTAATTGGGTTATCATTTCTAACTCGAACACTATCTGTCATTATTTTACATTTCCTAATATTACTGATTTTTCACCAGATCCTCGAACCTGTGTTCGACGACGATTGGCTTTTATTGATTGTGTAAATTTATTTTGATTAAATTTTGATTCAACTTCCATTATTTGATATAATCCGCTAAATTGATCAACCGATGTATTAAATTTATATAACCCAGTCATTAGATCAAAATCAATAGGTGTACGGAAATTTAATACAATATCAACTTCACCGCTTTGATAATTCATTGATCCATCTTCCATAAGGTTATCACCTTTGGGTTTTTTAATTTGATTTCCAAACCCGCTGTTGGCTAGATAATAAGGATCTCCTCTTATTGTCATGTTTAATTCTACCATATCACCTGGATTAGTAAAAATTTCTCTAAAGTTTTTTATTTGTGCTGTGTCGTCTTTATCAGCACCTGATGTTGTTTTAACATCAGTGTTGCCGTAATACCCTGAGATTTGATGTTCATTATTTTTTACTAATGTTTTAGCAACTTGTACTCCTGATAATGGTTCCTTATTATTTGTTGCTACATTTTGATTGTCGCTATTTGTACCAGGATTAGCTCCAGCATCAGAAGAAAGTTTAGTATAAAATCCAAAGTTAAAATCTAGATCTACACTTATGATTTCTGTATTTTTTCCAGTATAGAGATAATCATATATCCTATTAACTGTCTTTTTTAACACAGCATACCCTTCAGGAATGGCATTGGCTGGAAGTAGTTTACTAATATGTACTTCGTAAGGAACTACTCTAAATATTATTTTTCTATTCTGTCGATTAAGTTGTTTATTTTCTTCTAAGTCGTGAACGTGTGTTTCTATCCTAAACCATTTAATCATACCCTTAGTATTTGTTCTTACAGCATCTTTAGTTAACTGTTTACTAATATAATCACTCCTAAGAACAACTTCTGTTATGATATCTTGTATCTTTGTATTCTTTTTAAAATTATAAGTACGCTTATCAACAGTACCGACACTTTTGTTCTTAAAGATTTCCTTAGCAGGATCGTAAATATCATTTTGATTTGGAAATCTCATATTACCTGGATCCGTAAGTAGGAATACTGTACTTTCTGATATTTCATTTCCAGAATCGCTAGGATCAGTAAAATCTTTTGGAAAATGTATTTCATATCTATCAATAGTTTTAACTTCTTTATCTTTTACTCGAGTTTCAGCTTCTCGTTTTAAAAATCCCTGTAAAGACGTTGAACCAAAATTTAAAAGATCTTTAACTAACGTTCCTTCTAAAGATACTGGTTCATTAGTATTTGATATCGGTTCTCTAAATGCTATCTCATTATACGGATTAGCTTCACATTCGTATACACTACCAGATCCTGTAACTTTAAGTTTAGCTTCTAAGATTTTAATAGGAATATATCTGTTCATAGACAAGTCAGGAGGCAACGGATTTCCGTTATCATCAAACCCAGCAAACTCTATCATTAATATATAACCAGCTTCACGAAAATTTCCATATCCTCCAGCTAATGCTCCTTGCTGCATTGCTATAAGAAAAAGACCCATACTATAAGGTTCAGTTATTTTAAAAGTAATTTTAGTAGCAGATGTTTCCCCTGATTTTTTGTTTAAACTAGGAAGAGAAACAATTATTAGATCATCTAAGAAATAATCAAATTGTCCAAACTGTGTCATTACCCTTTTACTCGGATCACCCCAATCACCAGCAGATCTTGCTATTACATTTTTTATACTTGATCGATCAAATTTTCCAGCATTCTGCATATCCTTAGATAACGCAGCAAACGTGAAAAGACAATTATAAGACGCATACTTATTAAGAGGATTTGATCCTACTTCTGGAAAGGCAGCTATATTAAACGCATTATTTAAAGAAGGTACAATCGCTCCTTTACCTGCTATCTTTTCTGACTCTGTGAGTTCTTTTTTAGTTGTTAATGGACCGGCACCAGTTAATCCTGATGTTTTTCCATAGCCACCTTGTCCGTTTACTACTACTTTTCCTGCAACCATTATGAGAGTCCTAGTTGTGCAAATAATTGTGATTTTTTTGGTAATGCTATAGTGACTCCAGAACGAAAATCATAAACTGGATCAAATATGATGTCCACATTCCTTTGCATAAACACCCACCATAATTTAGGATTACCATAAATGTCATATGCTAACAAATCCGGTCGATAGTTATATTGAGGCTGGATCGTATATTGAAAATCATCCGAAGCAGCCGGTATCGGTCTCGGTTGCCACATTTCAAGATAGGTCGTTGTCTGTGATGTTTCGTACCAAGGACTAGATGCAGAATATGTTGCCATTAGATAAACGACCTCCCATTATTGCCAACTAAAAGTTTACCCTGTGAAAAATCTGTGAGATTGAATGATTTTATTTTATCTCTACTATATACAGGAGCAACTACTACTGTTATATTAGACATAGTTGGGACGTAGCTAATATCTTTTGATAAGACTTGAGCAGCAATATAATCAACATCTTTTTCTAATGTAACACTAAATGATTTTACAATAACTGAAACATTTTTATAAACAAAATCACCATAACCGTTTAATGTACAAATAGGCGGGGGATTACCTAGATTATTTCCTTGGCCAAAATACATTTTAGTAACTGTTTTCAAAAAATGTACAGAAGCTAACCAATATAACGCTTCATCTTGGCTTTGTACTGAAAATTGCCCGCTAATAGTAATATCGTCAACTTGACTATTCTTATAGGCATAAAATGGATAATTTGTATGTGTAGTTTGAATAGTATCATATGATGCAGAATGTGACATTGTTATTGTTGGTAAGTATGGCCAAATCATTCCAGCAGTGCCGACTAAAGGTTCAAATACCTTTCCATCATATACCATTCCGTGTGATAGTCTTACACGCCAATCTTTATTGAGTATTGACTCTGAAAATTGTGCTGCTGCCGATGAACCGGAACTATTAGATTCAGCGCCTGCCGGAATACCTTGTGCTCTAAAAGCACTAATTAATCTACTAGGATCTGTGCCAGCTCCTCCACCTAATAAATTAGATATACCTGTTCCAACATTTGAGATAGTATCACCTATTGCTCCTGCAACATTTGCAATACCGTCTCCTATATCTCCAAAAAAGCTGTCTGCCATTGAAATCTCCTTAAATATATTTATTGCAATAAAAATGTGGTGATATTATACTAAGTTTGGAGACTCCAAAAAATGGCAAAAGTAAACTATCTAAACAACAAAGATCTACTAGAAGAAATCCATAAGAGTAAAGGATCATACTGTAGTTTTGTTGATCCTACATATAGCGAATATGATCTAATATTATCTGATTTAGATAAACTTAATATACGAACTATAGCAGAAGCTAAACGTATACAAGCCAAGAAATTAACTGCTAGAGAATTTGAAAAACGTAAACTAGCCGGGGATAAAAAGAGTAAGATGGCTGATTGCGAAGTTGATTATCGCAAGATTGAAAAGAGTGATTTAGTGTTTCGTATAATGACATTTGATCATATACCACTTGCTCCTGGAAGAAAGAAGAAGACTAAGACTACAGCAGACAAGCACGATAAAGTAAATTTTCCACCCTTCCAACATTGGAAATATGATGATCAAGGTAACTTGATCTGTGTGGGAAAGAGTCATTGGCAAGGTGGTATGGAGAATGGTCACTTTACTAAAGATCATGGACAATTTACTCCAAAATTAGCAAAGATGTTTATGAAACTTTGCGAACGTTATGCTACTAGAGGTAACGTAAGAGGATATACTTATAACGATGAGATGCGTGGACAGGCTATCTTACAGTTAACACAGATTGGCTTACAGTTTGATGAAAGTAAGTCAAATAATCCATTCGCATATTATACTGCCGCAGTTACTAATAGTTTCGTAAGAGTTATTAAT